GATTGGTACGTTGTAAGAGCAGCAGAAGGTAGTACAGCAGTACCAAGTGATATAGCTACAGAAAGAAGTGATTTAAGAACAGAATGTGCAAGTAAGGAAGCAGAAATAAATGCTTTAAGTACAAAAAGTTCTATTATAGATTATCAACTTCCAAGTTATATCTAATGGGTTTAGGAAAAAAGAAAATACTTTCACAAGGTGCTAGTGATGATGGTGGTTATTTTGAAACTATTACTTATGGAGGAACAGGCAGCACACAATCTACTAACTCTCTGTCAAGTCAAAGTGGTACGATAGATTTTCAACCAGATTTAATTTGGTTTAAAAATAGAACAGGTGCTTATCCATATCAAATGTATAATAGTATAACAGGTGTTGATAAATTTTTAAATACAGGAGTAGCTACTACAATTGGAAGTTACACAGGAACAGGAGCAGAGCTTAATGATTATGGTAATGATTTAATGAGTTTTAACTCAAATGGTTTTACTATAGGAGCTCCAACTTTTGGAAGCGTTAATGAAGTTGGTTTTAATCACGTTGCGTGGTGTTTTAAAGCAGGAGGTGCGGCAGTATCAAATACAGATGGAAATGTTACTGCACAAGTTTCAGCTAATCAAGCAGCAGGTTTTAGTATTGCTTCTTATACAGGAAATGGAACAGCAAATGCTACTGTAGGACACGGACTCGGTGCAGTACCTGAACTAATAATTACAAGGAATAGAAATGGAAGTTTTTGGAATGTGGGTTCACCATATATAGGAGGGTTTTCTAATTATATGACTTTAAATAATGGTGATGCATCCCTTGTATCTGGCTCACCTTTTAATGGTACAGCACCTACATCAAGCGTTGTTACTTTTGGAACTTATAGTGCAACTAATGGCTCTAATGGCCCTATGATTATGTATTGTTTTCGTTCTGTGGCAGGAGTACAAAAAGTTGGGAGTTATACAGGAAGTGGTTCAAGTGGTAAGAGTGTTACTACAGGATTTCAACCTAGATTTTTAATGATAAAAGCGACTAGTTTTGGAAATGGTTATTGGTTTATACTAGATAACCAAAGAGCAACATCTGGAACAAATGGCAAAAAAGCACTTTGGGCGAATACACTTCTTGCAGAAGGTAGTACAGATTATGATGTTCGTTTTGATGCTACAGGATTTACATTATTAAATACAGATTCACACCTAAACCAAAGCTATAATTATTTATACCTAGCAATAGCATAATGGAACAATTAAAGATTTATGGTTTTAACGCAATAGCATTAGCTTTTTCTGTTAGTTCTATAAATCCTATTTTACAAGCTGTTTCTTTATTATTAGCAATAGCATATACAATAATTAGTATTAGTAAAAAATTAAAGTAATGGCACTTCCTAAAAATGGTGTGGCTAGAGAAATAAAGAGTTATGTAGGTTCACTACTAATATTTCTATTTGTTATTGGTTTAATTATAGCATTAATTCAGTTTCCTGTACTAGATACTAACAAGGAAGTAGTAATGATGTTAATTGGTACTATAAGTGCTTCTATTGGTATTACAGTAGCAACTATAACAGGAAGTAAACCAGATGATATAAACGCTCTTAAACAAAGTTTAGAGAAGAAAGAGAATCAAATTGAAATGCTTGTAAAAGCTAAAGATAATTTAGAAGAAATGGTTATAAACCTACAAAGAGAAATGCTGCAAAATCAAGATAATATGATGGATAAAATCATCCTCAAGGCAGCAATGGACTTTGATGACAATCGTAACCCACCAAAAGGAAAGCTATGAAAGAAGTAAAATGTAAGTGCGGATGCACAAATAACCCAGAAGGTTACTGTGATGGTAGCCATTTAAATAAATAAATATGCAAACTTTTATAATTATAATTTCAATAGTAATGTTTTTAACTGCCTTAATGATGGCATTAACAGTTTACGGTATATTTACAGATAAAGATAAGGATGGAATACCTGATGCTTTAGAAGATAAATTTAACCAAGTAGTAAGCGATATAAAACAAGAAATTGAAAAAATAAAAAAATAATATGGAACACATAACTTTTTATGTAGCTTGTAGATTAGTCGAATATTTATTAACAAGTTTTTGGAAAGAAAATGTTAAACAATGAATTATTTTGAACTTAAAGAGTTTGACTCTCCTGATTTGCCAAATAGTGGTATTAATATGGACAAGTCTTTTTTACAAATGCTCAACTCCGCTCGTGAAATTGCAGGGATACCATTTAAAATCACAAGTGGATACAGAAGTGTTAACCACAATAAAAAAGTTGGAGGTGTGCAAAACTCAAGCCATCTTATCGGAGTTGCGGCCGACATTAGTGTTGTGTCAGGAAACGAAAGATACATTATTCTTAATGCCCTTATTAAAGCAGGATTCAAACGGTTGGGAATCGCTAAAACCTTTATTCATTGTGATACGGACGAAACCAAAAACAGCTCTGTTTGGACATACTGATACCGTAGGAAGTACGTTATGGAAAAGAAAAAGTTTAAAGATACTCAAGTAGGCAAATTCTTACTGAATAAAATTCCTGATGTAGTTGGAGCCGTGGCTGGCAATACAGCTGTTGGTAGCGTGATTCAAGCTATTATAGGTGGCTCTAATATGAGCGACACAGACAAAGAGATAGCATTAAAAAAACTTGACTTAGAACGTGCTGAAATAGATGGTACAACTAGACGCTGGGTGGCTGATGCTAGAAGTGGGAGCTGGTTATCTTCAAATGTAAGACCATTAACACTTGTTTTTTTAACTGTTAGTTATGTTGTTGGTTGGTATTTAGGCTATCCCTTAGACTCAATTACTGGCTTGCTTTCAATAGTCATTGGAGGTTATTTTGGAAGTCGCGGTGTGGAAAAAGTATTTGGTAATAATAAACATCAATAATGGCTAAACAAATAGTTATTAACTATGAAAAAGTTAAAGTTAAACGTAAAGGAGTTCATAGTAAAAACAAACAATCTAAACTAAAATCTTCCAAAAACTACATTAAGAAATATCGTGGCCAAGGTAGATAATGTTCAAAACTTGTGTATTACAGTTCTTGATTATTAAAAAAAAACAAAGTAACTTTGGTGGGTAGTGGTTAAATAAGTATTTTATATAATAAATTTTTAAAAATTTTATTAAATATATTATGAAAATTGATGAAGAAATAAGAAAAATAACCAATTATAAAACTTGGAGTGTTAAACGTAAAACAGACACTTTATTAGAAATGGATGCTCATATGTACACAGAATTGGGAATTGATTCTAGTAAAACAGAAAAGAAAAACGTCAAAACAATAAGTCGAAAAATATACAGAGCCATTTCAACTATAAATCCAATAGATGGTTATATACTAGAAGCACATATGAATGAAAAAGATTTGACTAGTTTAATTGATGACTAAACGAAAAAAACCATCAAGAAGTAAATTAGTAAAAAAACTTGATATTGTTTTTAGTCAATGGGTTAGATTAAGTAATGCAGATAATAATGGAAACTGTACTTGTGTTACTTGTAATAAATCTTTTTTTTGGAAAGAAATCCAAGCCGGCCATTTTATAAGTCGCAAACATTACTCAACGAGATGGGATGAAAGAAACGTTTTGCCACAATGTGTTGGATGTAACGTCTTCAAATATGGAGAACAATATAAATATTCTATTTTTTTAGGTACTATTGTAGCAAAAGAGTTATATTTGAAAAGTAAAGAAATTGTCAAGTTTTCTAATAATGAGATTGATGAAATGATAAAAGATTACAGCGATAGGCTGAAAAGACTTACTTGATTTTTTTCTTGTAATATTGTTCTTTGTTTGAGGGCGGCAGAAATGTCGCTCTTTTTTTATTTAAAAATATTTTGTTAATTATTTGTTTGTTAATTAAATGTTTATTATATTTACAGAGTAAAACAATAACAAAAACAAAAACAATGAAAACATTTGAAATTATCCAAACAGAAAGTTATGAAAAAAATGAGGATAGAACATATAGTAATACTGATGATGCCCCTTGTATTAGATGTGGTAAAGCTGTCAAAAATGAGAAATATTACGTTGAATGTGTAGATGGAGGTTTAGAGGCACTATCTACTAAAGAACAAGCTGATTATGATGACGGAGGTTATATGGGTCATTTTCCCATAGGAAGTGAATGTAAAAAACACATCCCATCCGAATTTATACATAAACATTAAAATAATGTATATCAATAAATACCCCTTCAGAAATGTTGGGGTTTTTTTGTTAATTATTTTTTTGTATATTTGTAATATGAACAATTTTACAAAGGCAGAACTCTATGGCAAGGTACAAGAACTGCAATACGAAAACGAACAATTAAAAAATCAATTAATTTTAAAAACAAAAAACAATGAGTAAGAAAGAAACAAACGTAAATGAAAAATTATTTAATCTACAAAAAGAGATTGGAACAATTAGTAAAGATGAAAAGAATCCATTTTATGGTTCAGCTTATTTTGACATTAACTCTTTAATTAAACAATTACAACCTTTATTAAATAAATATAGATTAAGTTTAAAACAACCAGTTAAATTTGATGCCATTAATAACTTGTCATATGTTCAAACATATTTTGAATGTGCTGACACATCACAAAGAAGTGATACAAGCGAATTAAAATTACCAGAATTATCAGACCCACAAAAAATCGGCAGTTGTATTACTTATTATAGAAGATACACGTTGGCCAGTTTACTTGCTTTACAGGCAGAAGATGACGATGCTAATAAAACAATTCAAAAAGATTGGTTAAATAGAGACACGCCACAATTTACCAATGTAATTAAATATTTAAAAGAAGGCGGCAAAATTAATGAAGTAGAAAAGAAGTATAAATTAAGCAAGGCAGTTAAAGATGAGTTATCTAAACTGTAAAATAAAAAAAACATATTATAAAACTAAATATAAAAACAAATCAATTAAAATAACTATTTATGGACATTATAGGAAATATAAAATTAATAAATGAAACTGAAGAGGGAACGTCTAAAGCTGGAAAAGCTTGGGCAAAACGTCAAATTGTTGTAACAACAGACGAGAAGTATCCACAACACATAGCTATTGATTTTTTAGGTGATAAAATATCACAAATAAATAATTTTCAAGTTGGCAATCCTGTTTGTGTATCAATTAATTTAAGAGGCAACGAGTACAACGGAAAATATTACAATAGTATTAATGGTTGGAAAATAGCAAATCATATTGGAATCGTAAACAACAACGAACAACAACCGGCACGAGAATCGGTGAATGATATGCCATTTTAATAATAAGGGGGTTTAATTACCCCTTTTTTTATATATTTATTTAATGAAGAAATTAAAAGAAGGAGAAGATTTTCCTAAAGACTTTTGGAACTACGATGTAAATCCAATTGTTGGTTATTATATTAAACCACAAAGAAAAGGACAAATCGAAAAAGTAATAAAGAAATACGCAAAGACACCACAAAAAATATGATAGCACAAGCAAAGAACATACAAGACAAAATATTAGATATAAAATATGGCAGAATCAAACAAGGTTTAAAACTTGATATACCAGAGATTGATGAACATTTAAGGTATAAGCAGGGAAATTTTAATTTGGTAATCGGACACGCCAATTCGGGGAAGACTACCATTATAATTTACTTATTTGTTTTATGGGCAATAAAATATAATTTAAGATATTTAATTTGGTCAAGTGAAAATACTCCACAATCAATAGTAAGAAAAATTATTGAATTTAAAATGGGTCTTCCAATAACTCAAGCAAGTGATGAGCAAATAAATGAAGCTGTTTTTTGGTGTGATAGTCACTTCAAAATTATTGATGTTGAAGATTTATACACATACAAACAATTAATAAAAGAAGCTAAACAAATTAAAGACGCTTGGAATTATGATTGTCTTTTAATCGACCCATACAACAGTTTAAGCAAAGACCCAACTTTACAAAAATTGGTTGGAAATTCTCACGATTACGATTATCAAGTGGCCAGCGAATTACGTTTGTTAGCAAAAAAACAAAACATAACTGTGTATTTGAACGCTCACGGTGTAACAAGCGCAATGAGGGCAGTTCATCAAAGTGGACACGAATACGAAGGATTGCCTAAGCCTTTAGGAATGGCTGACGTTGAAGGAGGTGGCAAATGGGGCAATCGTGCGGATGATACAATTTGTATTCATAGATACACAACTCATCAAACGGATTGGATGTATTCAAACTTATTAATTTTGAAAGTCAAGGAAAATGAAACCGGCGGCCGCCCAACCTCGTACGAAAATCCGATTAAATTGAAAATGATGCTTAATAATGTTGGTTTTGAATATATGGGTAAAAATCTTATAAGTGAAAAAAAAGTTGAAATAGATAAAATACCATTTTGATTATATTTATTTTTTTATTGGTGATTGCTTTTGTCTTTTTAATGATAGGCCATTTTAAAAATAGTGATGTAATTATAAGTCCAATAAAAGGTTTTATGGTTGGATTTTTATATCATAAAGATGAATATGAAGATGAAGATGAATACACGCTTCAATGTTTATTGGGTGTAATAAGTATTAATGTAATATGGAGAAGCCAGCCAAATGGTTAAATATAGTCGCTAAACAACACGACAAATGGATTAAGTTAGTTCAAGATTTAGGAGAATCTAATTTTGCGGAGGACATCGTTCAAGAAGCATACATTGTTTTATATAAATATACTAATGAGCAAAATATTATTAAAAACGGCAAAGTCTCTGAAGGATATATGTTTTTTACTTTACGTTCGGTTCTGTTTCAATATTACAATGCTAAAAAGAAATTAAAAAGACAAGACATTACAGACACTGAATTTTTTAACCAAATACCAGATATTGATGACTTAGATACTGAAAAAGGTTACAACGACTTTTGTATTTTATTAGATAAAAAAGTGGACACGTTTCATTGGTACGATAAAAAACTGTGGACGTTATACAGTCAAACAAATATGAGCATTAGAAAAATAGCATCAGAAACTAAAATCAGCTGGGTTAGCATATTTAATACTTTAAAAAATATAAAAAACGATTTAAGAGAAGATTTAAAAGAAGATTATGAAGATTGGAAAAATAAAGATTTTGAACATTTAAAATAAAAATTATGAAAGAATTTAAAGGAGATAAAAGAAGCAAAAAATACAAACAATGGAAAAAGAATTTAGAAGAATCTAGTGAAGGCCTTGGCACAAAAGTTGAAAAAGTATTTAAAGCAACTGGAATTGATAAAGCTGCTAAATTTATATTGGGAGAAGATTGCGGTTGTGATGAAAGGCGTGACGCATTAAATAAAATGTTTCCAAGTAAAAAAATTAATTGTTTAACAGAAGATGAATACAATTACTTGTCTGATTACTTCGCTAAATTACCCAATACAATAAGTCAAGACCAACAAAAACATTTAGTTTTAATTTATAATAGAGTATTTAATGAAAGAGCAGGCACAACAAATTGTGGAAGTTGTTTTTTAAATGGTGTACACGCTAAATTAAAAGAAGTCTTTAATCAATATAACGATTGAAAGAAAAAGAACTTTTTGATTATTTAGTTTCTTGTTGTTATTCTGATTTAGTAAAAGCAAGAAGTCCATTAAGTAGATGGGATTGTTATAGCCCTGAAACTTTTCATCGCATAGAATTAAAATGTCGTTCAACACATTATGAAACATTATTAATTGAGCGTAAAAAATATGATGCTATAATAGCAAAGTGTAATGACAATTTGGACATACCAATTTATATTAATTCAACACCAAAAGGCGTGTATCGATTTAATTTGTATCTTGTTAATCCTGTTTGGGAAACACAATATCATAATAAAACAACTGAATTTAAAAACAATAAAAAGATACCAAAAGAAATAGCAATGTTGGACGTCAACGAAGCAGAAACATTATAAACAAAGAAACAATGAACAATAAAATAAACAACCTTAAAGAAATAGAATATTACACTAACTTTAATTTGGTAGGTGAACATATAGTTAAATCAAGAAAACTAAAACCAGATAACGAAGCATTAAACGATATGTACTATGCTTGGCAAGAAGTCGGGTTTTACGCCAATAATCTTATAGGCAACGAAAGACATTATAACGATTCTTTAAGCGAATATAGAGCTGACAAAATAAGAGCAGTGGAACGTGCTAGAAAAGCAGACGAATTAGTAAAAGACTTAGAAGAACAAATACAAAAATTAAAAACACGAATACAATTAGGAATATAAAAATTAAAACAATGAGCGATTCAATAGAAAAATGGCACGAGATGAAAGAAGATAAAAAATGGTCAAGTAACGATACTGGTTATTCTTATGATAATTTACCAAAAGATTTCATTGTTCAAAGTGTTATAAATAAATATAAATCAAGGTCAAGAGATGGCATTATAAAATATGGAACAACTCTTTACGATAACCCTGATGGGTTTTATAAGTTTCTTACACATCTTCAAGAAGAACTTATGGACGCTACCTTATACATAGAAAAAATAAAACAACAAAAAAGTTAATAAATTGTTTGTATGTTAAATTATTTGTTTATATTTGAGTATTATTAACAAACAAATAACAAAACAATGACAAATTTAGAAATTTTTAGAAATGCAAAAGTAGATTTAATGAACGCTTTGGAATCATTTGAATTAGATAAAACAGATACAAACAGTATAAATATTCAAACTTCTTTATATCAATCTTATTTAACAGCACATAAATCTTATTTTAAGGAAGAAAATAAAGTAAAAAGTATGGGATATGATGTTTATGATATTGTTGAAATATTAAGAGGAGATAAAAAATATTAAATTTAAAAAACACAAGGGGGCGAAAGTCCCCTTTTTAAACATAGAACAATGAATAACATAGAAAAACTAATTGAGTTGTATGAAATGGCATACAATGAAGACGGCCATTTAATTATGGCAAATCTAATACACACAATAATTACTGATATTGTAGAAGACGAATCAACAACAGTTGAACAGTCACGTTTAATATTTGGCAGAACATCAAAGATTAGAAGACAATCAGTAAGAAAATTAAAAACAACAATATGATTACATTATTAAATGGTGATAGTTGGGGTAAAGAAGAAATTGAAACACAAATGTATGACGATGATTTTTATTACAATACGCTAGATATTACAAAAGTTTTAAGTTCTTCAAGTTTAAAAGATTTGTTAAACGCGCCAGAAGAAATATTAAAACAATTAAAAGGTAAAAAACAAAAATCTAGCGAAGCTTTAAGATTAGGAAGTTTAGTACATTGGTTGTATTTAGAACCTAAAAAATTCTATGCTTTAAATTTTATAGACGCTGAGAGAACGAACTCAAAAATATATGTTGAAGCTGTAAACAAGTATGGAGAAGATAAAGTTTATAAAACAAAAGACCAAAGATTAGCTGAATATTGGGTGGACATTTTAAATAATAAAGAAACATTAAAAAAGATTAGAGACAATTGTGAAGTAGAAGTTCCAGCAATAAAAGAACTAGCAGGGATACCAATAAGAGGTAAAGCTGATTTACTTGACTCTAATTGTATATATGATTTAAAAACCACACGAGTTAATCCAAAAGATTTTAATTGGTGGAAAATAAAATCAACTGATTACGATTTGCAAGCATTTATATATTGTCAATTATTTGAAAGAGATTATTTCAGTTTTATTCCAATTAATAAAATGAATGGACGACCTGGTTTGGTTCATTGTTCTAAAGATGTTTTAAAAAGTGGAGAAGATAAGTTTTATAAAGCTATTGAAATATATAAAACACAATTTCAAAACAAAACATTGGAAGAAATATCTGATTCATTAAGTATACACTTAGACGAAATAATAATATCACAACCAGAATACAAGTAATGAAAATAGAATTATCAAATAAAATAATTAATGATAAATATACACAATATGTGTGTGATGGTTTTGATATACAAAATAGTCAAGAATCAAAAATAACTATCAATGCTAATTTAGATTCAATGCCAAAAGATTTTAACATTGGTGTTGTATATGGTGGGAGTGGCTCTGGTAAAACATCTATATTAAAACACTATTTTAAAAAGTCATTTGATAAAAGTTATTTTGACCACGACAAAGCTTTAATATCAAACTTTGATTGGTTATCACCAGACGAAGCAACTCAATTATTATCTTCAATGGGTTTGTCTTCAGTTCCCACTTGGTTACGGCCTTATAGAGTTTTATCTAATGGAGAACAATACAGAGCAAATCTTGCTTACATAGTTGGCAAAGCAACTCAAAACGAAACTATATTAATTGATGAATATACAAGTGTTGTTGATAGAGATGTAGCAAAAGCAATGAGCAACGCGTTACAAAAGTATATAAGACGAAACAATAAAAGAATAGTTCTAGCGTCGTGTCATTTTGATATAATGAATTGGTTACAACCAGATTGGATATACTCACCACAAAAAGGTCGTCTTGAGATAGCGACACATCGAAGGCGAAGACCAGAAATTGAACTTCAGATATTTCGATGTCGATATGAAACTTGGAACTTATTCAAACAACATCATTATTTAACCGAAGATTTAAACAAAGCGTGTAAGTGTTATGTTGTTTTATATAATAGTAAGCCAGTTGCTTTTGTTGGTATATTACCATTGCCATCTGGAACTATTCAAAACGCGTATAGAATCAGCAGGATTGTAGTTTTGCCAGACTTTCAAGGCCTAGGCATTGGAATTAAATTGTTAAACTATTTTGGTTCTATGTATAAAAAGGATAATAAAAGTCTTTATATAAAAACAAGTAATCCATCTTTGTTTAATGGGATGAGTAGAAACGTTCACAATTGGAAATTATCACGTGAAAGTAATGACATCGAACAAATTAAAAAAAATAATAATAGATTATTAGAACGAGAAAAAAAAGGAGAAATACAATTTAATACAGGAATTAAACTAATAAAAGAAAGTGTAACAAAAAGTTACAAGTATATAGGCGAAGAAACAAACGACAATATAAACATAATTAAATTTAAATCAGAAGTATATAAACATATAGCACAAAATCAAATTAGTATATTTGACATTATAACCCCAGAACAATTATGAATTACAAAGAAGATTATCACAACAATCATTTAAATTGGTTAATATCAAACAACACAGACGGAAAACGTTCTATAATGGACATTGACGGCTTTATTACTAAAATAGGCCAAACTTATGGATTTATGATAGACCATAAAAACAATGATGACATAGTAAGTATTAACACATTGAGGCAATTATCTAAATTTGCTTATCTTACTTTAAAAGACAACACAATAATAAAATGTTTTATTGTAAGATGTAGCATCAACGAAAAAGAAAATAAAATGATTGACCACGCTACAATCTATGAAATAAAAAGCTACAACAAAGCAAAAGATAAAAAAGAAAAGAATGACTTTATTGAAAACACATACACTTTATTTAATACAAGGGAGCTGGTTGACTTTTTAAGTCCTGAAAAACACAACAAAATAATAGAACAAATAAAAGATAGATTATAATGGATTGGCACATAAAAACAAAAGAAGAAAAAAGAGAACATTTATTAAAAATGAATTTAAATAATAACGATAAAGAAATAGTTGAATTTGATAAGATAGCAATTACAACTTTGGATATATTATATTCTAAATACAGCGGAGAAAAAATAAAAGAAAAGAAAAGATACACGCCAAAATATCTTGACCACAAAGAGTATTGAAACACGAATTAAAAATATTGCCAATATACTTTGAACAAATTAAAAGTGGAGTTAAAAACTTTGAATTAAGAAAAAAAGCATCTTACAGAATAGGAGACGTTTTATTATTAAAAGAACATAATGAAGTTAATTACACAGGAAGAGAAATACAAAAAACAATAAAATATATATTAGAGAATGTGCCACAATATGGTTTAAAAAAGAAATATGTAATTTTAGGGTTAAATGAATAAAAAGTTAATTGAAGAGTTTTATTTATTGGCGTTGGTAGACATAGCAAATGGAAAAGACATACTAGAACTTGAAGAAGCATTAGACGAATACGAAAAAGACGAGCATTATGAGGCTTGTGCAGGAATATTAAAAGCAATACACGAATCAGGATATTTAACAATTAAAGAAATAATACACAATAATAAATTAAAACTATGAGTTTACAAATAATAAAAGAAGTCGTTGAACAATACTACGAACTAGACATAACAACAAACACAAGAAAACGTGAATATGTAGAAGCACGAGGAATGTATTTTTACTTATCAAGACAATACACTCGAATTTCTTTGTCTTCAATAGGTAAAACAGTGAAACGTGACCATTCAACGGTGTTACACTTTGAAAGAACTGTAAAAGATTGGATTGGGTTTGACCCAAAATTAAAAAAAGACTATGCGATTATAAATGAAAGGATTCAAGATATGATACACGCTCATCCAGAGGACTTTAAAACAGCTGGTACAATTGAAGGTTTTTATGAGACACAATACAAAAGATTAAAGAAGTTAACAGAACAAATTAATCAAGACCAATTAACAATTAGTTAGTTTTTTTATTATATAGTTGAATAATCAAATTATTTCAAGATGGCACACGGAGGTAAAAGAGACGGAGCAGGAAGAAAAGCAAAAGAAGATGAGGTTAAACTAATAGAGAAGTTGACACCATTAGAACCATTAGCATTTGCAGCATTAAAGAAAGGCCTTGAAGATGCAGATTTTAAATGTGTTCAGTTGTTTTATAATTATTATGCTGGTAAACCTAGAGAAACGAAAGACATCACAATTAACGAGGATGTCCCGTTGTTTGTAGATTAGGATGATTGTAAAAAAAACAATTGCATTAAATAAACTTAGAGACTTAAATAAAAGAATACGAGTAGTTCGTGGAGGCACATCAGCTGGTAAAACTATTTGTATTCTTCTTATTCTAATAGATTACGCAATTAAAAATAAAGACAAAGAAATAAGCGTTGTAAGTGAATCAATACCACATTTAAGACGTGGTTGTGTTAAAGACTTTACATCATTACTTAAAAGTCTAAACAGATACAAAGAGAATCAATTTAATCGAAGTACTTTAAAATATACATTTACAAATGGAAGTTACATTGAGTTCTTTTCAAGCGACCAACCAGACAAATTGAGAGGAGCACGTCGTACCGACTTATATATTAATGAGTGTAATAATGTACCATTTGACGCATACAATCAATTAGCTGTAAGAACAAGCGGCACAATATGGTTGGATTACAATCCTTCAAACTTGTTTTGGGTAGACAAAGAGATTATTGGACAAAACGATTCAGACTATATTACACTAACATATAAAGACAACGATGTATTAGACGAATCTATTATAAAAGAAATAGAGAAAGCAAAAGAAAAAGGAAAGACATCAACGTATTGGGCAAATTGGTGGCGTGTCTATGGTCTCGGCGAAGTTGGAAGTCTTGAGGGTGTTTGTATTCCTGATTGGAAAGAGATTGACAACATACCAGTTGAAGCACGCTTATTAGGATATGGATTAGACTTCGGCTATTCTGTGGATCCAACAACGATTATAGCATTATATAAATGGAACAATGCTTACATATATGATGAAGTATTATACAAGAAAGGAATGTTAAATAGAGATATAAGCAGATTCTTATCCCAAAACAATATAAATGAGAATGTAATCGCTGACAGCGCAGAGCCAAAATCAATTGCAGAATTACAAGGCTATGGTCATTCTATATATGGAGTAAGCAAGGGACGTGACTCAATAGTGTATGGATTGAATCTAATGAATCAAAATGAATTATATGTAACATCACAAAGCAAGAATCTAAAAAGAGAGCTGGGCGGTTATATATGGGCCAAAGATAAAGAAGGAAACACATTACAAAAACCAACTGGTCTTCATCCTGATTGTATAGACGCTGCACGTTATATATTAACTGACACTTTACAAAATCCAAACAAAGGAGAATATTACATTTATTAAAAATAATTAATAAAAAGTTTGTTTGTTAATTAAATGTTTGTATCTTTACAAAGTAAAACAAAGACAATGAAATTAAAACTAAATAAAAAAGGAGTTAGTAGCTATTCAAATAGAGTGGGAGATATATTGATTTCTGTATACAAACAATATATAACAGGAGAATGGGTAGGAATTATAGAAACCTATACACACACTGCAAAAGACTTTAATAATAATGAAGTTGAAATGTTTGACGAATTATTTATCTGGAAAACAAATACAAAAAAAGACACTTGTTCCGCATTAGTTGAGTACATAAAAAACAATTAAAAACAAAGACAAATGGAAACTAAAATATTTTATACTGAAACAGGTTACGACAGAACAAGCTACATCTTTTTTGAGATGAGAAAAGAAACAAAATGTTTTTATTACTTAGAAGCTATTGGAAAGCACGATAACGAATATGGCGTTAATCCAGATAGAACTAGAGTTATTGGAACAGGATTTAGAATTAAAAAAGACAACAAACGTTTCATACAATGGAAAGGACAAGCTTTAAAAGAAAATAGAAACTACACTTATACAGGAGCATAACACAAGAAATAAATAATTAAAATAAATTGTTTATTATTTGTTAGTTAAATAAAAAGATTGTATATTTGATTATAATTAAAAACAAAAACAATGAAAACACAAATTACAAATAACGAAAATCAAGTTTTAAAACAAATACAAAACTTCACAGCTGAAGATTTCGGTTCAGACTCAGCAGCTTGGTGTAATGTTCACGAAATAGACATCGACTCAAGACAGTTGAGAGCTTTAATTAGTACTTTATCTCAAAAAGGTATATTAACTTTAACTGATGACGGTGGATTTGGTGACGGTTCTTTCGTAACTATCAGCAACGAATTTTATACTTTAACAGGCAAATGGACAAATGCTGGAAGTCCAGAGTATAAATACATTAATTTAGAAGTAAAGTAAAATCATAAGAGAAGTTGTTTAACTTAGTTGTTTACCTGGAACAACATCAAGCAAGTCCATAAGCAGCTTCTCTTTTTTATTAATCAATAATTATATTATGGAAAACAAAACAGAGTATATAATGGTAAAACAATTAACTAAAAAAGAAAACAGAAAGAATCTTATAAAGATATTTGGTGGTGCTTTATTGTGTGGATTATTTGCAATAGCATCAATGTATATGTTTTTATTCTTTATCTTGTGGGCTAATGAAGTCACAGAAAAAGTTGCCGGATATTTTTGATATGAAAGAAGCGTGTTGGTATGAAGAAATATATGTAGTTCAAAAGCCTACAAAAAAAGGTAAAGGTGCAGATGTCACACTATATATTGATTATAAAGGCAAATCAAAAGTAGAAGGCAAAGGAGACATCTTTAAACAAAATAGTATTGAACTAGAAGACAAAATACAAGAAGCATACATATACGCTTATAAAAGATTTATATTAAGACAATAGTTTGGGCAGCTAAGAATGTCCGTTTTCATTGGGTTTGTTAATTAGGGTGGTCATTGTTTGGCCACTCTTTTTTGTTTTATACAAACAATCATTAAATTTATTATATATGTATGAAAGTACAAATAAACGTTCCAGACAGTTTAAACGATATTACACTTCAACAATATCAAAAGTTTGAAAAGTTAAACACTGAAGAAAATAAAAACAGTTCTTTTCTTTTACAAAAAATGATTGAGATATTTTGTAATCTTAATTTAAAAGACGTTTCTAATATTAAATATAAAAGTGTTCAAGAAATAACAAAACATCTTAATAAAGTATTTGACGTTAAAACGAATTTAGTTCCAACGTTTAAATTAAAAAACATTGAATTTGGTTTTATACCTATTTTAGACAACATCACTTTAGGCGAGTACATAGACTTAGATACATATTTAAGTGATTGGCCAAATATGCACAAAGCAATGAATGTGTTATATAGACCAATAACAAACAAAAAACAACATAGATACTTAATTGAAGATTACAAAAAGAATGATTACTCTGATTTACTCAAGACTATGCCGTTAAATATAGCGCTTGGTAGTCTTGTTTTTTTTTGGAATTTAAACAGCGAGTTGCTAAAAATTACCCTGAACTATTTGAATCAGGAGACATCGAAAATGAGTATGGAGCAACGGCAAATTTTGGAAGAAAGTGGGGGTGGTATTCATCTATCTATGGCCTCGCTGGAAAAGATGTTACCAAGTTTGACAAGATTACAAAATTAAATATGCATCAATGTTTAATGTATTTAGCATTTGAGAAAGAAAAGACAGAACTAGAACACAAACAAATAAAAAGTAAATGAAAGGATTTTATAATTTAACAACTAAATTAAAAGACGCTTTAATAGCAGAGCCTTTTGTTAATACAGTTACATTTGGAAGTTTAGACGATGTTGATTTAAACAAACAAACAATATTTCCGTTATCTCATATTATAGTAAACAATACAACGGTAGCAAAATCAACTGTAAGTTATAACATAACAATATTGGCTATGGACATAGTCGATGAAAGCAAAGAAGAAACAACTGACATCTTTGTTGGAAACAATAACGAACAAGATGTGTTAAGTACACAATTAGAGTTGTTAACTAGAATAATAAACATCTTACAACGTGGCACATTATTTAGTGAGTTATACCAAGTTGAAGGTGATGTTAATTGTGAACCATTCGTGGATAGATTTGAAAACAAGTTGGCAGGATGGGCTGCTACATTCGATGTATTAATTCAAAACGATATGACGATATGCAGTTAAAAGAAACAGAAAAGGCCTTAGAGGCATTTAAGAATTATGTTCTTAATCAAAGTCGGTCAATGTTATCGAAAAAAGGAAAGAACGTATCAAACAAGCTGTTTAAAAGTTTATATGGTATTGTTAAAGAAATGCCTAATTCTATAAGTGTTAAATTTGAAATGGAAGAATATGGGTATTATCAAGACAAAGGAGTTAAAGGCAAAACCTCAACTTATCCTGAAATAGCAAAATATGGCACATTAGCAAAGTTCGGGTCAGGAAAAGGCAAAAAAGGTGGATTGACAAAAGGAATTGACAAGTGGGTAAAAGCTAAAAGATTTCAATTTAGAGACAAAGAAACAGGAAAGTTTTTATCATACAAAAGCACAGCCTTTTTAATTAGACGTTCAATATGGAATAAAGGAATTAAACCATCTTTGTTTTTTACTAAACCATTTGAAAACGCTTTTAAACAATTGCCAGATGAATTAGTTGAAAAGTTTGGACTAGATGTAGAAGATTTTTTAGCATTTACATTAAAAAAAGATAAAGCATAATGAGTACAAAGATAAACGCGAGAAGTCCATTTTTTATAAGTTATACAGAACCCACAAAACCTGTCATAGCTTTAACAGAAGCATTGATTAATGCTCAAGGATTTGCTGTTGGTGTTCAAGGTAATATAACATTACCAAACATTGATTACGGATTTATTATGAGCATCACAAGTAGCAGTTCAGATTATAGTGGTGGAAAATGGGCAGTTGTAACTTCTCCTACAACAAGAACGATGACTTTAAGAGTTGGAGTTCCAACAGGTTTTTCTAATGAAGGAGGTTTTGTTGATATACAAGTTTCAGCAAGTCAAGCCGTTGCTGATTGTGTAAATAGAATTTCACTTTCTCCAATACCAGACAAAACATTAGACGTTTTTGGAGATTCTGTTTCAGTAACGTTAAGTGATTTTTTCACAATTAGCGCTGGTTCTTTATCATATAAACTAGGTCAAAACTCTGTTATCGATTTAGATATTTCTATTCAAAGCGGAATTTTAACAATAGCATCTAAAAATACAGCAGGAGTATTTGGATTAATCTTAATCGGATACGACGCGGCTGATTCAACAACTTGTGAAAAAGCTGACGTCATCCAAGTAACAGTTCAAAACGCAGGTGCTTTTGATTGTACAACAGCAAATCTTATTGGTGGACAAATAGCAGCAAATGGAACTTTGACAACTCCTAATTCAATTGGAACTATAACAGCCACAAAAGAAACAAGTGGTGGAAGTTCTGTAACAAGTGTTGCAGCAAATAGTGGCGGCGCTTCAATAAGTAAAACTCTATATTACGATATAACAGTTCCAGTTGGATATTCAAACGCGTCAGCAACGATTGAATGTAGCAAAGCATATACTCAAGCATCAACAGTAGTCACTCCAACTTTAGCGTGTTCCAACATAGACTTTGATGACCAAGCTATATTATTATCTGGACAAGTAGTTCCTGGAACACTTGAAGACCATTACAGTCAAGCAAGTAAAGTCGATATTACTGATTTTAATTATACTCCAAAAAGCTTTGATTTAGTTGGTGCAAATACTGACAGAGATATAACATATGCGATAACTGTTCCTTCTGGATACACTAACACAGGAAACACTCTGTCTTGTGTGTACACAATAACACAACCAGCTGAACCAACTTTAGTAGATTGTTTTGGTAAAAACAACAGATTCTATGCCGGGATATTTACACCTTTTCCAACTGATTGGGAAACTAATTTTAGTCAACCATTTGATAATGTTAATTTAATTGAATATTACTCAGACGTTAATAGTGTTTATAATCTACAAGGAAAATTGATGTGTTTTAGTACTGATGGAGGTGTTACTAAAACAAGAGCAGACGCAGCCAGAGGCACATACACAGTCATTGGAACAGTAAACCACGGAAGAAGTGGAGCAAGTAC